GTTGATCTTGTTTGCGGTTGTGTTGTTTGAAGTTGTCATTTGTTTGTGTGTTTAGTGTGTGATTGTTTAGTAAATGTACAAAGGTTTGTAAGTAATTGCAAGTGATTAAGTAAATATTTTCTACTTTTTTTAATCTTTTTTTTTACTTTTTAAACCGCCTTTTGCGATTTGTTTGTGCCTTATCACTTATCAAATGTACAAAGGTTTGTAGTATTGTGCAAGTGTTTGTAATAATATTTTTTATTTTTTTTTATTTTTTTTCAATTACCTTTAGGACTGAATAATCACTTTATTTCAGTTTTACAATACTTTGTATTAACATGGGGAAAAATGGAGGCGCAAGGTTAGGCGCTGGTAGAAAGCCAAAAATTGAAGAAATAAAGATAATTGAACAAATGGACGCGATTTGCGTGCCGGATAAAATTTGGGAGGCGCTTTTGTACAAATGTCAACAAGGTGACACGAACGCGCTAAAACTTTGGCTTTCTTACCGGTTTGGATTACCTAAACAGCAAATTGACGTAACGAGCAACGGCGAAAAAATAGCACCTCCTATTCAATGGATAGGCAAAAGAGTAGCAATAGAAAACGCAAAGTTAGTAAGCGAAGAAGAAGAAGAAGAAACAAACCAGGCCGAACCTTTGGCAATTGATAACCAGAAACAAACCTATCTTTTCTAAATGATCAACTTACTCGAAGACTATAAGCCGTTATTCTATGAGGAACCCGAAACAAGGTATTATCTTATCACCGGCGGTCGCGGTTCTGGTAAATCTTGGACTTTGGCGCTGTTTCTACTTAATTTAACGTATCAAAAAGGACACGTAATTTTGTTTACGCGTTATACGTTGGTATCCGCGTTTATATCAATTATCCCCGAATTTTTAGACAAAATAGAAATAATGGGAAAAGTAAACGACTTCGAAGTAACGCAAAGCGAAATAATTAATAAATTAACAGGATCGAAAATACTATTTCGCGGCATTAAGACTAGTTCAGGTGTTAACACTGCAAACCTTAAATCGATTGCCGGTTTATCAACGTGGGTTATTGATGAAGCGGAGGAACTAACCGATCCCGATGTATTCGATAAAGTGGACTTATCCATACGCGCGAAGGAAAACCCTAACCGCGTTATTTTGGTAATGAATCCCGCTTACAAAAGTCATTGGATTTACAACGACTTTGTAAAAAAGAAGCGAAAGGATACGACCTATATACATACGACATACATAGACAACAAAGAGAACTTATCCGATTCATTCATACAAGCCGCGGAAAAAACCAAAAGAGAAAATAGAGCAAGATATGAGCACCTATTTTTAGGTACTTGGTTGGATGATGCCGAAGGCATGCTATGGAATCGAGCGATAATCGGAAAAGCTAGAATAGATGAAGCTCCGAATCTTTCTAGGATAATAGTCGCAATCGATCCAGCCGTAACTGCAAATATGCAAAGCGACGAAACAGGAATAATAATTGTCGGCAAAGATAAGGAAGGTTTCGGCTATATACTCGAAGACCTTAGCGGAAAGTATAGCCCGAATCATTGGGCAAAGGTAGCCAACGACGCCGCGTTTAGGTGGAACGCCGATTGCATAGTAGCTGAAAAGAACCAAGGTGGTGACATGGTAGAAGCTGTATTAAAGTCGCAAGGCTCAAACTATAGAATAAAGCTAGTAACTGCGACAAAGGGAAAATACGTGCGAGCCGAGCCCGTTTACTCACTCTATGAACAAGGGCAAATTTATCACGTTGGAAGTTTCCCTATCTTAGAATCGCAAATGGTAACCTTTAACCCTGATAAAGGAAAATCGCCCGATCGAGTTGACGCGCTTGTTTGGGGATTAACAGAACTAATGGTAAAAAACAACTTTGAATTCTCCATATGAAAAAAGAAACTATTGCCGCGCTTATTTTAATGTTAATCACTTATTTATTTATAGTTTTCGTGACATTGGATTTTAACGTATTTAATTGGCATTGGAGCGCTCGCGCTGTTATGGTAGTAACTTGGTTTTACGGAGTTACATTTTTAGAAAAGAATAAATAAGTATATTTGCTAAAACGAATATGCTATGCTATTAAATGCTCTAAGGTCATACATTACTCCTACGGTTATTTCGACACCTCAGAAACCCGATGTAAACCTACTCAATCAAATACTTTATGGCCAATTTACGGCCTCCACGATGGTTGTTTGGTATGACTCAAATCAACAAACATTTATAGACAAAGGATACAAAGGAAACGCGCTTGTTTACTCAATTATTCGAAAGATAGCCGAGAAAGGCAAGCAGTGCCCTACATACGTATACAGAGAGACCCAAGCAGCTAAAAAATACAGAGGAGGAAAATATAATTCAAAAGAGCTTAACAGATTGCAAAGCATAGCATTTAGAAAGAAGGAGCTTGAAGATGTAAGTTATACCGATCCAGTAAGCCAGTTGATTAAGAATCCGAATCCGATGCAAACTTGGGCGGAATTCTTGGATTCTATGCTAACGTGGTACAATACTAGCGGCGAGATATTTGTTTACGGCTTTGCCCCTCAAGACGGCCTAAATAAGGGCAAAATTAAGGAGATGTACGTTTTGCCGTCTAACTATGTCGAGTTAGTGGCTGGAAGTTTATTTGAGCCTGTAAGAGGTTACAAATTGATAATTGGAGACCAGAACATTGAGATACCAGCAAATGAAGTTTTGCATATTAAAACCACAAATTTAACTTGGGATTTGAATGGCGCTCAACTTCGTGGAATGCCTCCACTCTTGGCTGGCTTAACAACATTACAAGCTAACAACGAAGCGACAGAGGCAAAGCAGAAGACTTTCCAGAATGGAGGAGCGAAAGGCATTATTTCTCCGAATATCACAAACCCTGAGTTCTGGCCATCCCCTGATCAGCGCGCTAAGATGGATGAGCGGATTGATGAGAGGATAAACGGTAATAAGAACTTAAATAAGATTGTTGCGTCTTCAATTCCGTTGCGTTACGATGCAATTGGATTGAGTCCTGTGGCGATGGATATTATCAACTCTCAGAACATGGATTTGCAAACACTTTGCGGTCTGTGGGGAGTTAACCCTGTTTTGTTTACATCTAACGCAACCTATGCCAATTTGGAAGGAGCTCAGAAGGCTTTGGTTACCGATGTGATTATGCCTCAGCTGCAAATGATTGAGGAGAAGTTTACGCAATGGCTAGGTATGTCTTACGGGATGGATTATGTGATTGACTTTGATATTTCATCATTCTCGGAGTTACAACCTGATGTGCAGGTTATTTTGGATACTTATGGCAAATCTCCATATTTTACAGGCAATGAGGTTAGAAGCTTGTTAAACTGGCACGCTAGCGAAGACCCAGCAATGGATGTGCATTGGATACCTAACAACGTACTTCCAAGCGATGAGGCACTAGGAAACGCTACAACGGACTTTGTGGACTTCCAAGCATAAAAAATGAATAAAATAAATTACTCTAAGGTTAGAAGGTCGGCGCAAGCGGATTTGAAGAAATACGAGCGCCTTGGAGTAAAAATATTTACTGAGGCATTAAAAGAGCAAGCAAAGCCAGTTGTGCCTTTGTTGCCTATGCAAGATGCTTATGTAAAGTTTTATCAAGCTGTATTTGTTGATTCTGCGACTAAAGAGTTTAATCGGATTCGTCAGGACAATAGAGAGAAGAAGTTTCTGCCAGATAATTTTTTTCTTAGCACTTGGCTTGAGTTTATAAAGAACTGGGTAATTGTTAATTTAGGTCAGTTAATCTTTGATGTAACGGACACTAGTCAAAAAAAAGTTAACGAGATAGTTGCTCAAGGTATTCAGGATGGATTAACTCCTAGACAGATTGAAGAGTTGTTAATTGAGCAGATTCCTGATATTAAGAGAGCTAGGGCAATTGCTAGAACTGAAGCAACACGAGCTTACAATGAAGGAAAGAAGCGTTCGGCCCAAGATTGGGCAAATCAGACAGGTACTGCATTATGGAAGATATGGATTCATGGAGGTGCAAAGGAGCCAAGGATTCAGCACATACAAGCACAGAATAAACCCGTAAGATTTGATCAGCCGTTTGTGTTTTTTACCAATGGGGTTCAAGTATTGATGGACAAGCCTGGAGATTTAAACGGAGGAGCTGCTCAGACTATAAACTGCTCATGTGTAGTGGTTTACGTTTCAGAATCCTACGCTAGAAGGTATTTTAAGGATACTTTTGTTCTGTAAGCAGTTTTGTTTGTTAATTTTATTTATTTGTATATTTGTCTAAACGAATAAGCAATGCTAGAGAAAGCCG